GCATCACCACCAGAACCGTCAAACTTGATAGATGAACTATCGAACTTGATACTGGTGTCACTCATTAATGTAGTAACCCCTGTCTCATCAAATGTCTGGAAGGATGTATCAAATGTAATAAAGTTATTGTCAAACGCATTTGTTCTTCCAGAACGAGAGATTTGTATCTCGCCTGGAGGTGGTACACTTATCTGTGTAGTAAATGCGGCTGGTGGTATAGTAAAGGTTTCTCCATCGTCAAATGTAAATGTATTACTATCGAACTTAGTTCCAGTTTGCGAGAACCCACCTTGTCCTGTTGCGTTTCTCACCGAAACTTCATTAATTCTAAAGTTTGCAAACTGTTCAATATTATAATATGCTCTTTCGTTATCACCTGTTCTGAAACTTCTTCTTAAGCCTGGATAGTGTGGAAGTTCTGAATCAGACCCAATGGGTTCGACTGCGAAAGCATACTTTGCAAGGTTGTCCAACGTAGACCCACTACCCAAGTTTGCGTTTGCACGAACCACACCAACACTGATTGTATTAATCCTTGAAAGAGTAAGGTCACGTTCACCATTTGATAAAATTGAATCACTCGCAACTTGTGGTGTTGCACGAAGTGTTGTTCCATCGTCAACCGTACCAAGTCTTCTACCAAAGATAGAAGTAAATGCAGTAGTAAGAAGTGATGCAAGTTCTGGTGTGAATGTTCCTTCTGGTACACTGAGGTCACCAGCAGTAAACGCATTGACACCAGCAGTTACAGACGATACAATAGCAACCTCACCAAAGACTGCCCAACCAGCAGGATGGACTGTTCTTTTGATTGCGTTTCTCCAAGTGTTAATTGATTCACCAACTCTTACCACATAGGAATAATCTTGGTAATAGTTGGAGTCTTGAATTCTCATAATGTCCGAAGACACCTTACCACGTTCTGTTAAAAACTCACCACTGGTTGTTGCAATAGTTCCCACCGTAGGTGTAATAGTTGGAGTATCAATCTGAACGATGGTTGCACTCGCACCAGAGGTTGCAACTGAATTTCCATTTACTAAATTTGCAGTAGTGTTAATAGAAAGTAATTGTCTTGCACTATCAAATGCAGTAACCGTACCAGAGTGAGATGTTAATGCATCACCGACAGAAAATGTTCCTGTAATATCTTTAATAACAGCGTGTCTAAATGCAGTGAAGGTTGGTGCTGACGAATAGTTGAAACCAAAGTTTGTTATCTCAACATCTTTGATAGAACCAATACCACCAGTAGAAACAGGTAGAACTTTACCACCGCTACCAGACGTTGTGCTGATACTTGAAACGGTTGGAAGTTTTGTATAACCAAATCCACCATTGATTAATCGAATATCTGTAATAGAACCTTTTTCTGCACTAACACCTAAGTCAACAAAGGTTTGGTCTTCAAGAACTATCTTTGTACCGTGATATGAATCATTCTGTTCAATCTGTGTTGCATCTTCAAGAACAATGTGGTCAGTCAATGCCATTCCATATGCAGCAACGTCACCTGTCTCTGGTGCTACTGCACCACCAACAACCTTGACTTCAGCAGAAATACCAACACCGTCTGTTCCAGAATTATTAAAGTTAATTGCATCACCAACTGTATAGTTTGAACCAGCATCATCAATCTCAATACTGGTAACCGTACCAGAACCAACCGTGTTGATTATTGCAGATGCAGTTTGAGAACCAGCAGATGCAATGTTGACCGCTTGACCAGCAGTGTAGTATTGTCCTTCATCAGTTGCGGAAACATTTGCGTCTGAAATAACAGAAAGTATTGTAAGAGAAACGTCTTGGTCAGATGCACTTGAAATGCCTTGAATGGTTTCTCCAGCAACGAATGTTCCTGTCTGGGTATCCGTATCAATCTCAATCTCAACAATGTCAGTAAACGCTTCACGAATACCAATTGTTGATACAGGGATTGCAGTTGCACCAGAAGTTACACCAGTAATTGTTTGACCAATTAATTCTTCTGCGTTACCAGCAGTTTCCTGTACACGCATAATACGTCTGGTTGTCCAAGTACCATCAGACGCACGAAGCATCTGTTCATTTGGATAAGAGATTGTTGCATCATCATTGAATAGAAGTCTGAAGAATAACTCATGACCTTTTCGTGTACCCTTTGAAATGTAAAGGTCACGAATATTCTTTGTAAGTTTTCTTTTGTCAACACCTTCAGCAAGATTGTCAACCATACCATCCAAGAATGCATCTCTAAAATTATCAAGAAACTTGAAGATAGTTGAATCTACATTTGCGTACTCAAGTAGTTGTTGAATATTTTGTACAGGGTTTGCTTTGTAGGTTTGAATTGTTCCAGATGAATTAGAAACAGAACCATTGACAGTCTCACCTAAGATGAATTGGTTTTGAGATGAGATGAACAAACGCTTGTTGTCATCAACATCATCAACCAGAACTGTTGCGGTTGCACCAGATGTTAATCCAGTGATTGTTTCTCCGACAACAAACTTAGCATCTGAATCTTCAAGAACAACATTGTCACCATTCTCATCCAAGACGAAGTTGGTTGAAGTTGTTTCTTGAACAAGATAGTTATTGACCTCACTGAAAGTAACCTCGGCACTTTCAAGAAACTGATAGTATGTTCTAATGAACTGAGAGAATACAGGATGGTCTGACTGAATAAACTCAGGCAGTTGGGTTCTGATTAAAGGTGATAACTTATTTGTCAGCGTGTTGTCATCATAGGACATTATTAATACCCACTAGAAGTTGAAGCGGATGTAGATTCATATGATGTTGTGGTTGTATAACCAACACCAGCAGATGCACCACCACCAGCAATTGTATCCTCACTTGAAGTAATTGTTGTGTTAGCAAAATCAATCTGTAAGATTTGATTTCTTACCGCAACAACATCTGTTGAATTTGGTGTTACAACAATTCTAATCTTAGAAGAAGATGCCCCATCAACATTTGAAATCGAAGTAATATTCAACGCAGTCAATATAATCTTACCAGTATTGTAATCAATCGTACCAGCAGTTTCATCTTTATATGTAATGGTTGTTCCATCTGTGTAGTAGAACATTCTGATTACACCGTTACCGTCATCGTTAAGGAACATCTCATTTGCATCACCAGAAATTGTAAATCCAGTAGATGAAAGAACTCCACCCTCAGCTGATGCATGACCACTGTGCGGATTGTATATTGCGTTATTAAATTCTAATTCATATTTTGTATTTACATTTAGAGCGGGCGTAAATAGTTGTCCAAGTTTAACAGTCGTAATGTTTGATAGAATAGATTCATCCGTATCATCAATTAAACCTGTAAGTTGCGAATGTCGAAATACACCATCAAACTTTTGTAAGTTGTTTGTATCATAGTTTTGCAATGTTGTGGTAACATTACTCACCAATGTTTCTGCTGTCTTTGTTGTATTCTTTTTATTGTATTTGAATGTAACCCCAAGTCTTACTGAAGTTGTAATTGGGTCAACGATAACAGGTGTAACAGAAGCAATCGTGTATTCGTTCTTCAAGTCTTTTACAATTTGTTCCTTTGCAGAAGCAGTAATAGAACCAGAAGTTGGAACGATTGAAATGTATGAACGACCAAAGACAGGAGTTGAGTTATCTTCTCCACCCCATACCTGTACCGACTTTGTATTTGCGTAAACCTTTGGAATGATTGTCTTGTAATCTTCTGGGGTAACCGCACGACCTTGTGCCGCATAATCAAGAGGAGCATTCAACTTGATAGACTGAATGGATTCTCTCTCTGCACCACCAGATGCAACGGACACTGTTGTTGTGGAAACATCAGTAACACCAGAGATTGCAGAGGTTGTTGAAAAATTCTTTGCACCATTTGCTGCGGTCTTATTAGTTACAAGATACTCCATAACCACCACATTGTTATCAGACAATGCACGACCAACAATACCATCACCAAAGTAAATTTCAAATTGCCCATCGTCACACTCCTGTAAGAAATAAACATTTGCGGTAGACCCTGCTTTAGTAATATCGGTTGCAAGTGTATACGTTGTAAAAGATGAAACAGATGCGTCAGAGTAAACCTCTACCTTTAAAGAAGTGGTATCTGCGTTTTGATTTGTCAACTTAAATTTCTGTTCGACATTTTTTGTATCAACAACATATCTGTTCTTAACCATAGTACCTTCATGAATGGGAACATTGGAAAAGGATAGGATGCCGTTTACAACCGTGGTTTGATAATCTGACAATGTGCGGAATTGATATGATACGTCATCAACACTTGCAGTGAATACTGTGTTTCTTGGAATAAGAGCAGTTGTCGTTGTTGATGGGAAATTGTTTAGTTTTACATCGACTGTCGCAGATGGAGCACGAACTGAGTTTGGTGTGTAACCTAAAGTCTTTGCATGAGAAACAACTGACGCACGAACAGATGCGGTATCCAAAAACATTTCATTTGCAGCCATGTTAACATTCATTGCAAGGTAGTGTGTGTTATACGCAAGTACATCTAACAATGCATTGATACCAGAACCTTCAAAATCATAATCCGTAAACTCATCTTGGTTACGCATGAATGTTTTTAAATTTGATTTGATATCATCAAAGTCCAAGTCAGTTACATTTAATCTTTTATCTGTGGTTGCCATTATCGTATTCTCTCTAAGTTGAATGACATATCAACAAGTTCTGAGGGAGAATTTTCTATATAAAACTCTACTGTTACCTCATACTGATTGTCATCAAAGTTTGGGTTAACTGCAACCTCGGCAAGCCTGACCCTTGGTTCAAAATTTGTTATTGTGTCTTCTATCATTCTACGCAACGAATTAGAAATAAACGGAGTCATATTCTCAAACAACATTGCTCTAATACCAGAACCAATTTCTGGATGAAAAGGTTTTTCATAATGGTTGTACATTACAAGATTGCGTACACTTCTTTTTACAGCAGCAACATCAGTCAAAGGAGTCAGTGTTCCTTTTACTGGATGTTTTGTAAAATTAAGATTTAAATCTTTGTATACCTTTACACTACGACTTGATTCGTTAGTCGATTGTGCATCTCTGTATGCGGATTGTACTGCCATCGTTATCTCTCTTTGTATTATTTAGTCTGTTTTATCCACCAGCAAAAACATTTGGTGAACCAGATGCAGATGCATTTGGCACCCAAGAACCATGTCCACCAGTTCCATCACCCTGTCTATGAACACCAATACCGTTTACAAAAACAGTTCCAC